TGTGGGAGGCGCGCAACCTCGTCGAAAACTCGCCGGAGGTTAAGGAGGTCTCGCGCAAGTTCGGCAACTATCTCACTCCGACCGAGTACTCCCCGAGCACGGGCGACCGCGATTACAACCGCGTGGTCTCGGAGTACTTCCACGATTGGTGCAAGACCGCCGACGCCACCGGGCGCAACTCGTTCCGCAAGATGGTGCAGGTCGCCGCGGAGAACCGGCCCGTTGATGGCGACTGCGGCTTCGTGATTCGCCGCGTGGGCGAGGGGCTCAAGGTTCAGCTGATCCCGGCAACTCGCATCGGCAACCCCAACGATCAAGGCGGCAACTCGGAGAATTACTTCGAGGGCGTTATCGTTGACGACTTCGGCGTGCCTGTCGCCTACCGGATTTACCGCGTGACGCGGGAGGGCGTGTACTTCGGCGCCGAGGACGTTCCCGCGGGCAACTTCGCGCACTACTACGACCCGTTTCGCGTCGATCAGTATCGCGGCGTGACCGACTTTCACGCGGCGATCCAAACCGCGCGGATGCTGCACGAGATCCTGCAAGCCGAGAAGGCGGGCGTCCGCTTCGCCAGTCAGCAGGCCGCGCTGGTCTTCACCGACCGCGGCACGGCCAACTCCCGCAACCTCTTCACGCCGTCGCCTGCGAACACGCTGCCGAACGGGCAGGTGCAGAAGAACGAACTGAGCGAGGTCGGGATGATCAAGTACCTCGGCCAAGCGGACCGAGTGGAGACGATGCCCGCGCGGCCTTCAACGGCCTTTACTGGCTTCGTCGAGCATCTGATGCACGAGCTCTCAATCGCGGTCGGCATCCCGCAGGGCGTGCTTTTCGGAACCCAAAATTACAAGGGGCCAAGCGTGCGCGCGGAGTTTGCCGCGGCGGATCGCGTCTTCGCCCGGCATCAGGGCGTGCTGACTGACAAGGTGCTCGACCCGATCAAGAACGCGGTGATCCTCGACGGCATCGCTCGCGGCGAGATCCCGGCTCCCGCGACGCAGGACGGCGAAACGCCCGTGCAGGCGCTGAAGCGCGCGACCCGCGGCGAGTGGCGCTTCCCGCCCAAGCTCTCCATCGACGTTGGCCGAGACTCCGCGGCCAATCTCAACGAGAACCGGCAGGGCGCGAAGTCGCTGCAGGAGATCGCGGCCGAGCAGGGTACCGACGCCTTCACGCGCTTGGATCAGATCGCGGCTGAGGCCGCGTATGTGGGCGAGCTCGCGGAGAAGTACGGCATCCCCGAGACCTCGATCCGTATGGTGACGCAGCAGCTACCCGCGAATCCCTCGATGGCCGCGGCGCTGGGCACCAACGTCACCGAGGACGCGGTCGATGCGGTCAACGCGACGACCGGCAAGGGACCGGAGGCGCCTCCCGAGGACTCAGAACCCGATCAGCCTCCGACTCCTTCCGAGCTTGCGCGGTTCGCCGCCATCGACCTAACGCCCACCGACGCGATGGCCGAGGAAGCGCGGCGCGGGCTTGAGTGGCGCGAGAAGCACAACCGCGGCGGCACGGCCGTGGGCGTTGCTCGCGCTCGCGACATCTCCAACAAGAAGTCGCTTTCTCCTGACACCGTGCGCCGGATGGTCTCTTACTTCGCGCGGCACGAGGTCGACAAGAAGGGCGAGGGATTTTCCCCGGGCGAGGACGGTTTCCCTTCCGCCGGTCGCATCGCGTGGGCGCTCTGGGGCGGCGACGCCGGGGCCAGCTGGGCGCGCGCGAAGTCCGCGCAGATGGACCGCGAGGAGATGAGCCGCCCGGCTACCGTGCGCGAGGCGCTCGAGGCTGGACGCAATCGCGCGAAGAAGCCGCTCGAGAAGCTAGCCGAGAAGGCGACCAAGCTTTCCGCCGTGCGCGAGAAGCTCGGCCAGAACGCGAGATCCGAGGCGCAGATCGAGCAGGCGCTGAAGCGCATCGGGTTTGAGCCGAAGCCCGTTCCGGCTCCGCTGCCGCAAGTCACGCTGTCCGACGCCCGCCGGATGCTCTCGGAGAAGACCGACGCCGAGGGCAAGTTAAGCGCGCTCATCGCTAACGTCTCCGAGCGTCGCGCCAAGCTCAACGCCTCCCGCACCTCTTGACTATGCACAGCGTCCTCGACGCCATCATCGCGAGCAACGAGCAACTCGGCCAGCGGACGGAGCAGTTCGCGCAACTGCTGGTCGAGCACGACAAGGCGCTCGACTCGCTGCTGGATCAGCTGGGCAAGACCGTGCCAGAGATCCGAAAGGAGATCGACGGCCGGATGGTCGATGCGGTGCCGCGGCTCGTGCGTGAATCGTACAAGAGCTACAACGCCGAGCTCGCGCAGATGCACGCGCAGCAGACGACGGAGTTCGAGCAGCGGACCAACGCCGCGCTTGAAGCCGCACGCGCCAAGCTCGAGGAAGTGCGGGGCGAGATCATCGCGCTCGCGTCGCAGCAGTTCACCGAGGCGGAGAAACAGATTGGCGTCACGGCCGAGCAGATCGAGTCGCGCATCCTCGGCGCGCTGACCGGAGCCGCGGAGGAACGAATCGCGAAGCTCGAGCGCGGGCTGGTCGTTGAGATCCAGCACGCGATCAACGCGGCGATCCCGAAGCAGGAACTGGCTGCGGCTCCGACGATCATCGACTCGTACCGCGGGCAATGGCGCGAGGGGATGGTCGCCCAGCGCGGCGATCTGTTCTCGTGGTACGGCTCGACCTACCTCGCGCTCGAGGACACGAACGACACGCCGGGCCGCAAGAACATCAACCGCGAGGGCGCGAAGTGGGCGGTCATCGCGGCGCGCGGTGCAGGCGGTGGCGGCGGAGGCGGCGGCGACTCGCTGCCTTCGCAGACTGGCAACGCGGGCAAGTTCCTCAAGACCGATGGCACTTCGACGCTCTGGGAATCGATCCCCGGCGGCGGCGATATGCTCGGCGCGAATAACCTGACCGACGTCGCATCCGTCACGGCAGCCTTCGCGAACATCAAGCAAGACGCGAGCACGACGGCCTCGGGCGTGGTGACGTTCGCGACCTCCGGCGAAAGCGCCGCGCTGAAGGCCGTGCAGGCCAACGACGCGCGCTTGTCCGACTCGCGCACGCCTACCGCCCACGCCTCGACTCACCAGATCGGCGGCAGCGATCCGATCGACTTCCCGGTCGATTCCGTCTTCGGCGCGACGAACACGATCACGCAGGTCGACTACCTCGCGCTCAACGTCTCGAGCACGGTCGCGGTCACGACGGCGAAGATCGTCTGGAACGCCACCGAGTCCACCGGAGAACTGGGTTTCAACGCCTCGGTCAATACGCTCCTTGGAATGGACGTACACGCGCAGGTGTACAATCAGAGCGGCTCGCCTTTCACTAAGGGCCAAGTCGTCCGCGTTGACGGCTCGAGCGGGACGCGGCTCAAGGCATCGCTCGCGCTCGCGACCAACGACGCCAACTCGTCGCAGACGTTCGGGCTCTGCGCGCAGACCATCGGCAACAACGGCAGCGGCATCATCATCACGCAGGGCTTGCTGCGCGCCATCGACACGAACGCTTACAACGACGGCGACACGCTCTGGCTCTCGCCGACGACGCCGGGCGCGATGGTCAACGTGCGGCCGGTCGCGCCTTATCACGGCGTCCGCGTGGGCTACGTGGTGAAGAAGGCGGGCTCCGCGGATGGCATCATCTTCGTTGATGTGCAGAACGGGCTCGAGCTTGAGGAGCTCCACGATGTCGCGATCACCGCGGTTCAAAACAACGACATCATCGCGTACAACGCCTCGACGACCGTCTGGCGCAACCGGCAGCTGTTCGACTCGACGGCGCCCGCGGCGCTTGCGGTCTCGGCTACTGCTGGCGTTTCCATCACCGCGGCGCGCGTCGATCACGTCCACGCCCGGCCCACGCTCGACGAGCTTACGATCAGCGGCGCGGCGCAAGGCGACATCCTCTACCGCGACTCGGTTTCGTGGGCGCGCCTGCCTGCGGCGACCGCTGGTTTTGTCCTGCAAACGAACGGAGCGGCGGCGAATCCAAGTTGGGTTGCAAGCAGCGGTGTCAGCGACGGCGACAAGGGCGACATCAGCGTCACGGCCTCCGGCGCTACGTGGACAATCGACAACGCTGCCGTCACCAACGCCAAGCTGGCCGCCTCGGCCAAGACTAACGTGGTTGGCATTGTGATTGATGGCGGTGGCAGCGTCATCACCACGGGCGTCAAGGGATACATCCAAGTCCCCTACGCCTGCACGGTGGATGCGTGGCGCATCTTTGCCGACGCCTCCGGCTCCATCGTCATCGACGTCTGGAAGGACACCTACGCCAACTTCCCGCCAACTGACGCGGACTCGATGCCCGGGTCTGGCAAGGAGCCCACGCTGTCGAGCGCGCAGAAGGCCGAGGATACGAATGTCACCGACTGGACGACGGACGACATCAACGCCGGGGATGTGATTGGATTCAACGTCGACAGCGCGACGACCGTGAAGCGTGTGACCCTGCAACTGTTCGTGACCCGCACCTAAAATGGCGATTGCTACCCGCTACTTTCAGCCCGCCGCAGCGACTTGGGTGACCGCCACCGCCTACGCTGTGGGAGATTACGTCCTCGGCACCGACAACAAGAACTGGCGCTGCACGACCGCCCACACCTCTGCTGCTGCGGATCGGCCCATCACGGGAGCAAACTACGCGACGTATTGGGAGGAGTGCGACGGGACGACGTGGGACAAGCGGGCGGCGCTGTTTGCCGGTGGCGCGTGGTCGGCGGTCATCACGGCGTTCAATTTCACCAGCGGCTCGGACTCGCTCTACTGCCTGATTGAGGGGAACAAGACGTACACAATCACGAGTGTACTACAAGCAGCAACATTTACATCTGGCGCACCAGCAGTTGCTAGGCCCTTGATTTTGCACGGGTGCGACTCATCCGGTGTTCCGTTGGCCCACCCCGATCCAAATTGGACGAGCGACCAGCCAGCCTTCGACACGACTACGTTCCCGACATTATCGACGACAACAAATATTGGAACAATCGATCTCAATCTTGCTACAACGCACGCTAGGTTCGTCAAGTTCTCGGCAAGTGGGACTACGACCACCGTCCCGGTTCG